CTCCTTAGTAAGATAGAACCCCAGAACCTAATTCACTATAGCCAAGTATAAAGCCATCTATGACAGGTTCTAGCGTTGTAAAGGTTGTTTTCCAGCTATTTGGGGTGATATTCATTCTCACGCCAAAAATCTGCAAAGTTTTCTCTATAGTCGATCCACCAGGCTGGGTAGTAAGCACTGTGATCGGATCAAAGAAATCTAGGTCTAAAGCTGCTACTACACCTGTATCATAATTAGGGGTGTATAGGTCTAGGATTATGGCATCGCATCGGATAGAGGTTTCAGCTCTACTAGCCACATAAGCCTGGGCATAATCTAAAGCTACTAGATCGGTTTCCATTAAAAGATTATTTAAGAAATAACTGTGCAAAAAGTACTTATCTATGCTGGCTTGGTTTGTGGCTACCTGAGCAGTACCACCCACTCTAGTAATGGTTGCTTTATTAAATACTAATACATCGTTTAATGTCCATGATGCATCAAAGTAATCTATACCAGTGCCATCATCTGCAAATACTGTGGGTGTGCCAGCGATAGATGCCACAGTTACATCTCGGTCTTGAAATACAAATGAACCATAACCATCGACATATATTGCGCCATACTCTGATTCTGTAGCAGTAGTCAAAGCTTGTAATGCTGTGCGATTAGTACCTGGGTCTGCTTGTAATGTAGTAAGGCCTGGGTCAATATCACGCATAGATTGTGGCCAGTCAATTTCATCTAGTATCTCATTTATACGAGTACCTGATAGATCGCCAGCAGTAGCACCAGTAACAGTACTTATCTGTGCTAATTGGGCTAATCTAAAAGCATCTACAGCTTGTATAGTTGTTATTGCTACATCATCAAAAGATGAGCTATCTGGATAGGTTGTAACGTAACTTGTAATAAATCCTGAAAATACAGGATAAGTAACATTATTAAAGGTAGCAGTTATTTGCACTTTTTTCATAGGTGTTAAAAATGTAAAGTATGGGCTGGCTGGGTTTTGTGGGTTAAATTCACCATTTTGATCTACTATACGTAAAGTCATCGTACCAGTTTGAAATAGATCACTTAATGCAGTGCGGCCTCTATTAGTTTCAATTCTGTTTATACGATCTGATACATCTACAATTACAGCTGCGGAGTCAGCCAATACGTTAGTACCTAAGATACCTTGGTCAAGTATCATAGCCTGTGCAAAAGCAGGGCCAGTACTAAAATTGATTACTGCATTTACTACAGGTACTGTCATACTATAAATCCATTTGGTACTGTGCTATAACCTGATCTATTAGCAACCTGTATGCTTTCTGCTATAGCTTGGCTCATCCTGTCGCCACCTGCATCTATTCTTAGATTAAGTGTAGGTGCGGAAGTTTGTTGAATACCCGATAGTAATTGTTGAAGTCCTGAAATGCTTGGTCTAGCCTGTTCTAATAATCCAGATATATTACCTCTTAGATCCTCAAATGTGCCAGGCTGTGTAGGCGCTATTAATTCTTGTAATCCTTTTACAGCTGGTGCACCATAGTTAAGAATAGCCCTGGTTTCTGATCTTAATGCTCCTAGAGTTAAGGCTTGTAATTCATTTAATGTAGGCTTAATTTGATCCAGCATACTTCTAATCATGTTTCTAAATGCTTCGTCTAGCTTGTTTGCCGACTCTGCTAACTTCTTTAATGCCTCATACGCTTCTAATTCAGCCAATAGCTTCTTAGCCATAGCTTCATTCTCATCTAGTATGGCTAGTTGTGCCCTTAAACGTAGTTTAGTTTCATCGTCTGTGGCTACATTAAGGGCCTGTGTCAAACCTATCCGCTCTAGATCAAACTTCTTTTTTAATTCTTCTAAGTTCTTATTTTCTATAGCATTCTTTTGATTGATAATCTTAAATTCTTCTTTACGTGCTTTAACGAGGTTTTTACTTATTAATAAATCTGCCCTTGGATTACCAGCACCATAAATAAAGTTAGATCCACCTTGTGCATTTTGTCGACTTTGTGCGCCCATGTTTCTAAATGCTTCTAAATAAGCGCCTACTACTGGTATGGCTTCTAAAGTTAATAACTTATCTAAGCCCGGAAGTTTTTTAATTTTATTAGTAAGTATTGCAATTCCACGTACAGTGTCGGCTATGGCTGTTGCAAAATCTTCCATATCATTACTTAAATTTTCTATAGTGTTATCTTGACTTAAAATGGTTAATGCATCTACTAAGCCTTCGCCAATAATTTTAGTTGCTTCATCTGAACTCTTTTTGAACGCATCCATCTTGCCAGCATAAGTACCTAACCTAGCAGCGGCTTGACCTGAGAATCTTTTTTCAAGTTCTTCCATGATTTTATTCATGTCGCCAGTAGCTAGTATGCTTTCATCTATACCAGTGTTAAGCCCTCTAATTGCTTTAGTTTGACCTCGTGCACCAGCTGATATTGCACCTATAACAGTGGCTAGGCTTTGTCCAGTACCAGCGCTTATATCTAAAGCGGCTTCTAAAGACCTCTGTGCTAAATCAACTGATCCAGTAACGTTTAATAGTGTTTGGAATGGTGCACGTAGATCTGTAAGTATTGCGTAGGTTTTTTCTAAACTTTTTATATAGTTTTCAACTTCGGTTACCCTGAAAGCATTGCCAGTATTTTCTAATTGTAGCTGTAGTGATTTGGCTGCTACTTCATCTTCGGCAAATGCTTTAACCGCTTTTTTACTAAAAGATATTATTGCAGTGGCACTAAAGGCAACGCCTACGCTTTTAGCAAAGTTTTTTAATTGTTTGTCAAATGCGCTAACATCTTGCTTGGCTTTTTTAAGCGCCTTGCCGTTCCAGGTGGCGAGTGCGGATACGACTACATTGGCCATTAGGCGGCCTTCTTTACTTGTGTATTATCGTTAAAATGTGTTGCTGTTGCGTTAATGGCTTTAAGAATTGCATCATAAATCTTAGGACTATCTTTAGCAAAAGCCTTATAGATTAAGCGGCCTTTAGTTTTAGCTCCACCACTTCTAACATCCTTGATCTTTGGCTGTGATGTAAGGGGTGGCATATCTGTAACAAACTGATAGCCAGCAAATGGGTTATTAGAATTGTAAGCACTAACTGCTCGACTTCTACTTTTAGCACTGCCAGACTTCTTAAATGCAACTGTGCCACCACCTGGGTTAATAGATGTAAATGGCGCTCTACCTTGTGGGTTTAATCGGCCTGCGGTTTCATAGATACGACCAGCTGCGCTGATATTGTAAACATAGTTTTCTACTTGGAAACCATTTTTAAATCTTCTATTTTGGCCTTCTTTGTAGCCTATGCCACCACGCACATTATTTGAATCATATTTTGGAAATGGTCTGTAGTTTATGTCGGATGATATTGGCTTAGACCAGCCAGATAGTACCTCTGCATTACTAGGCACATAACCTTTAGCATTAGCTTCTACCTGGCGCATCATAGGATCAATAGCTGTTTTAATTCTTTTATACATATCTTCATCAATAAAGCTAAGGCCTTTCATGACCTCTTTAACGCCTACGACCTCTGTTGGCATTTTTAATCTCCTTAGCTCTATCGGTTAATACTTGTACTATTGCCCGATACATTTCCGAGTCCATATTGATAAACTCGCTAGGCGGTATTCCAGTTTCGATAGCAAGTTGAGCAATACTATAGAAAACAGAACCCCGCTCTACTATTTTTTTTCTTCGTCTAATACCTCGACAGTTTCTAGGCTGTCTATAAACTCTGCATTAAATAAAGGTACTTGTGCGCCAGATCTGCGTAAGCACTCCCAAGCAAGGTAAAATATGTGGGTTTGCTGTTCATGCTCACGCAGCATCTTGCTAATACCTGCATTGTATTTCAACTCGAAAGCGTATTCGACACCTGGTGTTATTTTGTGCTCTGTGACTTCACCAGTAGCCCTAGTAATCTTTAGCTTTGCCATTGTTACTCCTTAATTAGAACGGAACTGTAGGCGATACTGTTACTGCGGAGTTTAGCGTAAAGGTAACGCTGCTACTTGCAATTTCTGAGACGCCACCAGTACCCAGTGGGGTAAGGTTGTTTACAAGAATTGAGAATTGGTAAGTAGGATTATCTGCTCCTACAGCTGTGCCCTTAACTGTAATAACTGATACAGCTAAAGTCTGACCAAATGCAGCATTAAGGGTCTGCATTACATCGGCAGATGCCCAGTCATTGAGAAAGTCGATGGTAAATGACCCAGATGACAAACCTTGGACAAAGCGGTGTGCCGTATCTGACATGGTTGTAATTTCTAGCTCGTCTACGATTTGATTGATAACAGCGCTGGTAACTAGATCGCTAATATCGATGGATGGTGCAGTAGGCGCAGCGGCAGTAGCCAATTTAACGCCTACTTTGTTATTTAGATATATGGCCATTGTTATTCCTCTTCTTTCTTAGGTTGTACTTTTTCTTTTGGTGCTTCTTTTATTTGACCTATCTTTATCAGAAAGGCTAAATCATCTGCTTTGCTCATAATTTAACTCCAGCTCGTTAGGATTGATACTGTTATTTCAGACACCAATAAATCGCCACTTTGAGCGCTTACGATTGCTGGAGCCGAAATGCTTGATATGTTAAGTGTTAGGGCTGACGCTTCTAACTTTTTTACTACGGCTACTATGTAATCTTCCATACCAGCCAAATTACCTTGGTTATCTAACGCAGGTTTAGTGATTAAAATTCTAAAGTTTGCTAAAGGTAATACTGTTACATGATCGTTATTGCTCGGTACTATGTAAGGATCGCCAGGGGTGATCGCTACTGCATTGGCAAGTAATGTAGCTGGTGGAAATGCAAATACTGACCACACGCCAGCATTAGTAAGATCTGTGGCTAGTGTGCTACGTAGTGTGGTAATCGCAGCTGGCATATTAACCTACCAGTGATGCTGGACTTGAATACGGCTGGATGAGACCACGCACTCGGTTAATCAGCTGATAACCCATCCGATAGGGGCTGGCACTGATCCCATCCATGCCTACCCCACCAGTCTGGCTCACTTGTCTTGCTTGCCAGATGTCCACTGCAATTATCATCGCAGCTTCTCGTATT